CCAAACCAGCATGTTGATTCATCTGGTTAGCATAAAGGACAGTATCGGGAAAATACGATAACCCTCTATTTATTAGGAAAGGTTTATAATCCTTACCTGCTTGCGGATCCTTTTCAAATAAATTTTCTTTGGTTGAATTTATAGCATTTAAAAAATCAAAGGGACTCATGGAGAACCTTCAGACTTTCTTTATCTGCTGCAAACTTCTTATCAGGAAATCTTTTTGCAAGATTAATTTCTAAATCTTGGCGAGTATTACCCTGACCCATAAACTCTTCAGTATCTTTATTGTGAACATAAAAAACACCATTATGGCGGTCAATTTTAATTGGGATTGCTGAGTCATTAACTTTCTCACCAACAGTTTCCTCAACCTCGGAAAATAATCTGTCAATGGTTCTCCTGGCTTGACGCTCTCTTGCATACCAACCATAAACTGCACCAAGTATCCACACTACTACATATGTTACGTAATCAAAAAATTCCATAGCGTCCTCATTTGAATTTACAGTTAGCCATTACCTCAGTTAGTGCTGCCATGATATTTAGTTCATGGTCTGCAACAAAGGCTGCTTTGTACTGATAGTCAGCAAGGACTAATACCAAAGAAGGAATACTTTCTGAAACCATGTAAGTTACAGAATTATCATATAGTTCACGAAACAATGCTACCGTATCTGAATCAGAATTCTTACCCACCCACTTACGAACATTGGTAAAGTCCTTTTCTTTCATCAACTTGATTAGATCTTTGAAGGATTCCTGACTCATGTTGACTAAGATACCAGAATCAATCTTACCTGAAACACTATAACGCTGAAGTTCGTTTAAAACCCTACGATAATCTGGAAAGTGTTTAGTAATTAACTCGGCAACTACTTTCTGGTCAAAGTCTACATTCTCTTGTTTGAGAATCTGCGTGGCACGTTTGAAAAATAGACCAAGAAGAACTTGCTTATCTTTATTATCAATCTTAAAATCAATACAAGCACAACGAGAATGAATCGCTTCTAAGATACGATTCTTAAAGTTACAAGTAAAGATAAAGCGACAATTAGCAGAAAACTCTTCAATGAAACTACGCAACGCTGGCTGAGTAGAGTTGGCTTGAAGGTAATCTGCCTCATCAATAATAATAATCTTTGGAGCATCAGTTAGAGATACGGTTGACGCAAACCCCTTAATCTTAGTTCGCAGAGTATCAATACCTGATTCCTCTGAGCCATTTATCATAATGTAATCAGCACCAATCTCATTACACAGTGCTTTTGCTACGGTAGTTTTACCTACACCAGCTGTTCCCGAAAGAAGAAAGTGGGGTAGTTCACCTTGGGCGATATACTGCTTGAACGTATCCTTTAACGATTCAGGAAGAACACATTCATCTATTTTCTGTGGACGATACTTCTCAACCCACAGAAACTGGTCATCACGAAAATCAATCATCACTTACTCCATTATTTACGGTCAAATTTTACTACAAGTTTATTTTGTTCCAACAATACCTTATGATCAATATAAGATTGTTTTTCAATGTTTGCTAGGTAGTCTTCATATATTGTATGTTGTTCAGTTTTAACATCGCCATGTGTTTCTAATAACCGATCTCGTAAGAAGTCTTTATCAAACAACTCTAACCCAGCCATGACCTGAGCCCAGTTTGGCGCAGTAAACATATTATACATGCCACTAAACTTATGCGTTTGTGGTAAACATTTTGTAAACAATTCTAAATTGTGTTCAATAAAATTAGTCTTAGTCATTCTCTCTGGGAGAGTCTTCCAGAACTCAGTATCATTACGTTTAGTCATATAATGTAATTGAACAAAGTCAACTATGTTATCAAAACATGCTATGAACTTTACATTATAATCCTCAGCGATAGATCTATCTATAAACCATTCCTCTAGCATATCGCATAAGCCAAACGATTGAAGAATTGAATTACCAATGCTTGATGCTTCTAATGGTTCAACAAATGATGCAGACAGACCAATACTTACGCAATTATTAATCCATAATTTATCTACACGACCTGCTTCAAATTTAATATCCTTTGCTACTTTGACTTCTTCAGTATAGAATGACTGAACCTCATCGTGTGCTTTTGTTGCATCAATAAAGTTGTCATCAAACACATAACCATTACCATACCTACCTTGAGTAGAAATCCTCCAATTCCAACCAGAAGATAATGCACGAGATAGGGTATAAGGTTTAAGATCTGTAATATCATTAGTAGGAAATGCCAATGCATGATTCATTGGTAGGTATTTCTTATAAGAAATCCACTTAGCCCCAACCTTGGTAGCAATTACTCGCTTAAAACCACTACTGTCAATAAACAAATCGGCAGAATACTTGGTGTCATCTTCTGCAATAATATAATTAACATCACCAGTTTCAGTTAATGTTATTTCTTTGATTGTAGAATTAATTACATCAATCTTTCTCTCAGAGCATAATTTATGTAGATATGCATTCAACTTAAATGTATTAAAATGGTATTGATTTACAGTAAATAAACCGCCACCATAATCAACCAAAGAAGTTTCTAATAAAATATCTTCAGTTTTTATGTTATCAGTGATTAAAGTTTTTGCAAATGCGTTACTATTGACAGCTTGATTATATGAATAGAATGGATGGCTTAATGCGTGGAAATAACTTTTACCATCACCATTCCAATTCTCAAATTTAATACCCTTCTTGAGAGCACCATCAGTTTCTCTGACAAGGTTGCGAATATCAATCTTACAATACTCAGACCATCGTCTCCAGTGTTCAGTTGAACCTTCTCCTACTCCAATAATTCCAACAGAATCTGATTCAATAACTCTAACTGAATAGTTTGGAAATGTTTGTTTAATTGTAATTGCAGAAATTAAACCAGCAGTTCCCCCACCAAGAACAATAATGCTCTTCACATTAAACCTCAAATGTAGAATCTGCCTCAACTGCTACATAATAAACTAGATCGCCTGCACCTTTGAAGCGAGAGATCTTCTTGCTGGAAATAGACACTTGATAGTCACCTGGAATCATCTTTAGGTTTTCTACCTTCAAATTAACTTTGAACTTCTTCTCAGTTGCGCCCACTGCGGAGTTATAAGAGTTGCCAGTGGCATTCTTTTTATCACCAACAACTACAGCAATAGTTGAACCATCACCAACGATTGATACGTCAGAAGCACGTAATACAGAAGCAGTTCGTTGAATCATGCTGAGCATATTAGCACTCATAGGGAATTCAATTTCTGCATCAGGGAAGGTAATTGCTTTTTGCGGGGCAGTTAGTACGCTTGCATCGGCTGCAAAATACTTAATGCTGTTCCCACCTTGTTCAATCGTTACCCACTTGTCATTGAATGTCAATTCTGGATCTTCAAACAAAGACATGGCACCGAGGAACTCATTGAGGTCATAGATACCAAAGTCGGGGAATGTTTCAGTAACAACTGCATCAGCCATTACGTTTTTCTGAGCCGAGATAGTGGCTAGTTTATTACCAGACTTCAAAAGCAAATTGCTGTTAATGCCAGCAAAGTTCTTGATCAATCCTACGGTTTCTTTAGAGAGTTTCATTTATATTTCCTTTTTCAATTAACATAGTATATGTATAATAATTATACCCCAAAAATGAAGTATTGTCAAATTTATTTGACTAGATGTTGAGCCAAAACCATGCAACTTATCCAAGCCCAAATTACATTGAACCCAACTAGAGTTGGTAGCAACTTCTTATTGCTTGCCCAGATAAGTGCCAATGAAGTAGCAAGAGTGAATAAGTATAACCACCAAAGCTGGATACCAAAGATAAGTCCAGGAATAATGATAACTACTTTTGCTGCCCAACTGGCAAACTCTACTGTGTTATAGTTAGTCCAATATTCTTTGGTAAACCACATAGCAAAGCAATCACGAATCTTGCTCCAATTTGAATGAGTAAATACAACAGTACACAATACAGCCCATGCTGCTGTTGCTACTACGATTTGCTCAAGATTCATTTAATTTCCTTAGAATACTTCACATCATGCTCATACAAGAACATTAGACAACACATTGCATGCGCCAAATGGTTCTTACCAGTTTCGGGATCATCTTGTTCTCCCTCTTTCCATGCCCAAAGATGTCTTTGCATTGCGTCAAAGTATCTACGTTTTGAGTCAGGAACATTCTTCCAATTATCTGGCTCATATTTCTCTGCGCCAAATGTTAGAATTTCTACAGTTGCTTTTAATGCAAGTGGTGGCAGTAAACCATATTGTAGTTTACCACCATCAAATTTTCTACCACCTGTTGTGGCATTTTGGGACTTCTTGATATCTTCTTTGGTTGCCATATTTTCTCCAAATGAAATGACAAATGAGCACTCCGAAGAATGCCCATTTATAACTCACTTAATTAAACTGTACGAGTAAATACAGAAGAACCACGAATAGCTGCAGCAAGTGCAACCATAGCACGAGTTGGCTTGCCAATGCGGTACTTAACCACATCAACACCATTTACAACTGCTGGGTTAGAGTAAACACAGTAGCCTTGCTCACGCAAGTTACGGATTGTGGACGCTGGTTGGGCGATACCAAAAGAAGCAGAGATCTGCTTTGAGGTGAATGCTTTACCAGCATTAAGGTGCTTCAACAGCAAGGTTTGCTTAGACATTTTAAAATGACTCCATTATTTAACCATCACAAAATAAAAAATCAGAGGGGAGATGGCAGTGACCCCTCTGATACCAAAGACGTGAGTTAGACTTCGATGCCGTTCTCACGTAAGATCTGATTGAAGTCTTCAGTATCCTGATCAACTTCAACAGAATCATTAATAATCTTTTCAAGACGAGTGGTCTCAGA